GTTGATCTTTTTACAGCACAGCCCGCACTTTTCGCATTTCACGCTGTGCGCTTCCACATATACACGGTGATGTAGGGCTGGTAGTTGGCATTGGTTCCAGACGTGCCGGTCGTGCTGTTGGCAACGGTGATACCGGTGGTGGCTGTGCCAGTATTTTGCGTTGAATTTGCTGTAAAACACGGAGTATTAGAACCGGATTGAACCTGTGCAGATCCTGCTTGCTGAAAAGTATGGAGGTGGCCCGGATCGGTAACGGTAGCCGTGTGGGTGTGCGATACAACAATTGCGTCGGCGCTGCCGCCAGTTTCTTCCGCCAAATCAAACAGCGAATTTCCTGAGTCATAGCCAACCATGACTCGACCAGCACCGAACGCCGTCCAAGTACCAAAACCAAGAAGCGTTCCAGGGTTAGTAGAAACTACAGCGGTATAGATCGCGCCGACCGGAAACAGCGTTGCAATTGCGGCCTGCACAAATGCCGTGGTGGCAACGGTAGTGCTGTTAGTGCCTGCGCTTTGAGTGACCGCGATGGTTCCCGTTGGAAGCGTCGGCGAGCCCGTGAAAGTAGGCGATGCCAGATCAGCCTTCGTCGCCACGGCCACGGCAATGTTGACGAACTCGGTGTTGATCTCGGTGCCCTTGACGATCTTCAGCGGATCGCCAGGCGATAGAGAATCCTTCGTTGCGAAGTTGGTGCTTTGAACGTAATTTGCCACAGTAAACTCCTTTTAGCCGATCAAGACATCTTCCCATCTTTCGATTGGATTTCAATCTTCTGGATCGACAGCGCTGACCCATTAATATTGGACTCGTATCCGGTCTGCACCACTTTTCCGCTGCCAGAAGCAGATGCAACCAGCGTCTGCAAGGCAACGCCACTAGAGTAGTAGGCCACAGGCGATCCGTTGGCGCCGTACTCAGCAACGCCGTACTCGGACACGCCTTGAATCGGGATATAGGTGTTGACTGACTGATAGCTGGTGTTGAAGTCAAACCCCCACTTGATCGTCACATACTGATTCGTTCCGCCAATCACGACCGCCTTGATCTTCTTGAGAATCGAAGTGATGTTCTGATTCCCAAGATCGGCGTGGTTCGTGTAGTACTGGAACCGATAAACAGATGTATCGTCTAGATAGGTGCTGTACTTGCCGATGTAGCCGTTCTTGCCGATCAGCACATCGCCGTTGCGCCGCGACAGTAGCGAAGTAGGCTCAATCGAGTCCCAAGTCGTCGTCCGAAACGATCCGTCTTGCAACTGGCCCCGCGTATCAAAGCAAAAGACCTGGCTGATAGAAGGCGTGGTCAGCAGATAGAACGCCTCAGTTTCTGAATAGACCGACTTCACATTCGCCAGCGTCTCACCAGCGATAGCGGTCATCAGGTCGTTTCGGACATTCTTGGACAAGTCGCCCAGCGGCGCTGACTTCTCAACAATCGTTCTGGCAAACGAACGCACGCCAGAGTTGGACAAGAATAGGACATCCTTGCCCGTCGTCTGGATAGAGTCGCGGGCGATGCAGCCGATGCCGCCCACCGTGTCGCTCAGGCTCATGGTCGAGGGCGTCGTGGCGTTCTGATACACCAGAATCTGGCGCTTGCCAAAGATGATCAGGAAGCCGTTATGCGCGGCCAGACCCTGAATCTCGTCCGGGCCGTTGGGCCAGACACGATCCACATTGAGTGAGCCAGCCGTGCCGGTACTCCACACATGACCAGCCAGCAGATCAGAGAAGTAGACGGTGTTCTTGTTAGTGGTGCTGTTGGCAACCCACAGGCGACCAAAGGCCGACAGAACAATGTTGGAGTTCGTCACCGTCCCGGTGTAGCCGGTCTTCTCGCTGACGCGCTCATAAGTCGTGGTGCTGACCGCCGGGTCGTAGATCAGCGGATCGTGCCCGGTCTGAAAGAAGTACATCACGCCGTTGAGCGCGGCGCACGACCAGTTGCTCGCGCTGATCGTGGGGGCCGTACCCCCTCCCCCGTAGGTCAACTCCACCACGGCGTTGGAGCTGTTGAGCTTGAAGAGCTTGTTATTGCCAGCGAACAGCACAGTCAGCGTGCCGTCAGACTCCACCAACTCAGCCATCACGCCAACATCGTTAGCGCCCAAGTTGCCAGACGAAGAGTTGACCTTCGCCCAGCCCTTGCGCGCTCCAATGCGGCCGTACTGGTCAATGATGCAGTTGGTCGCAACCAGCGCGAAGCCCGCCTGCAAGTCTAGAGGCGAGTCCTGCGTATTCAGCCCATAGAAGCCGGGGGCCGAAATGGCAACCGATTGCAGCGCCTGGCTCATATCGGGACAAACTCCTGGTTTTCAGGGTAACGGGTGCTTTCCAGCGCGATGTAGTCCGACAGCATCGAACGATAGAGCTGGTACGCCTCAGACGATGCCAGACCGCCATCCTCACCGCGCTCGACCAGCGCCCGAGCGAATGCGTTTTGCGCGACCAGCACATCAGGCACCAGCACAGAGGTGCTGTCCGACGAGAGCGTGGCCTGCGGGATAGTCAGAGAGAAGGTGATCGTGTAAACATTGTCGGGGCGCGGGTACAGAACCACCTTGGTGTCGCCGTTGCCGTCCACACCATCAAACGAATACGCTTGGGGAATGCCGGTAACTGGCGTGGTGAAGTTCTGAAAGCGATTCATCTCGACAAACGAGATGTTGGTCAGCCCGACATTGGAGGTCGGATTGATCGCGTCCATCACCTGGAACTTCTGGCCTGCGCCGGTCATCGAGTAGATATAGGTGCCCGCCACCGTGGGGAAGGTGACAGTCTGGCCCAGCACGTTCCAGGCGTAAGCATCTTCAATCTGGCGCTTGGCGTCGTTGACGAACTTGCCAATGAGGGTCGAATAGCTGGTTTCGTTGGCCGTAGACACCTGCGTCTCGCGCAGACGAATCAGCACATCGTTGATCAGTTGCAGGTAGGTCATTGCCGTGTCAGCCCTGTTTCTTCAAAGGTTGCGATCACAGAAATAGTTGAGCCAGATTCTGAAATCGTCGTGATGTAGTCACCTTCTTCTAGCACGATGTACTGGTTGACATCAATCTCGGCAAGCGTCGATTTAGCGGTAAGTGTGTACTCAGTTGTGATCGGTATGGTTGAGGCTGTACTTGCGTCATACCAACTAAAACTGATGTGCTTGTTTGCACCACCATTGTTTGATGCGTGAAGAAGCACGCATCTAGCGTAATAGCCGGTCGGCACCGTGTACAACGTGGTAGTTGTATTAGCGGTTAAACTTCTACCGACTGAGAGTGGCCTCACTTCTTGTTCCTCGCTGAGATTGCCTTGGCTTTCGCTTTTGCATCCGCTTTGGACGATGCGCCCCAGGCTTGGAGGGACAACAGGAGGCGAGTCGGTTCGCCATCCTTGTACTCAGGCCCAGGCATATTGCCCATTCGCGCTAGGAAGGAGGCCCGTCGCGGGTTGTCGCCTGATTTGACCGGAGCTTTTAGAGAGCCACCGGTCGCAGCATTATAAGACGCCCTGCCCTTGGCGTTCAAGCCGCCTTTTTTGTTCTGTCCCTCTTTTCGCTGCCAGGCGGGGGTTTTCATTTCTTCTTGGCAGTCTTGGCCGACTGCTTGAAGGCTTTGGCCGTAGGAGCGCCCTTCGTGCCAGGCTTACGCATCTTCTCGCCAGAGCCGGCTTTGATGCGCTCGCGCTTGGCCGCGATGTTGGCATAGAGTCCCTGCTTCATTTCTTGGCCTTTCCAGCTTGCGACAGGGCGATAGCCACCGCCTGCTTCTGAGACTTAACGACCGGCCCACCTTTGCCCGAGTGCAAGGTTCCGGCCTTGTACTCGCGCATGACCTTGCTGATTTTCTTCTCAGCCTTGGTCTTTTTCATTTGCTACGGCCCATCTTCTTCATGGGGGCAGACTTCATAGGCGGCGCTTTCATGGACTTGCCCATTTTGGCGGCGTACTCTTTAGCCTGCTTCTTGCCTTTTTGAGTGTAGGCGAACTTCTTTTCTCCAACCATCGGCATATCAATCTCCTAGATAGTGACTACTTTACGAGGGCGTCCACGGGGCCGAGCCGGAGCCGTGAACGGCGTGTCATCACGCTGCTTGTTAGGGTCGAACTCTGGCTCTTGTTCCTCTTCGTCCACCCGGACATAGCCAGCGTGACCGCGCATCGAATCAATGTCGTGCTGAAGAGTGAACGTCACCGTATTACCACTCTGAAGACAGCGAAAGGTTGCCATTTGAACTCCAAAAACAAGGGGGCAAAAGCCCCCTTGCTTTACACAGCGCGTGCGACGATCAGATTTAGCGTCGTAGACGCCAAGTTAACAGAACCGGCAGTCGGGTTGTAGGTCACGATAGTCACCGTGTTGGCGGCGGAGACATAAGCCCGTTTGACCAGGCCAGCCTCGCTAACACCAAACGAGAAACCGATAACCATATCGCCCAGAGCAACGCCAGGGACGGTAACCGTATCCGTATCCGTGGCACCAGCGCTAACAGCGCCAGCGTCAAGAGTACAGGACACATCCCAGGTATCCGTGAACAAGCCACGGAATTGGTCATTCCCGCGACGGGAAGTGACAGCGGTAGCAGCAGCCATATCAATCTCCTTAAAAAGACGCCCCCCGGCTTGTGGCCGAGGGGCTAGTCATTAGGCCGGAACGGCCAGAGCGAAGGCTGCGGAAGCGTTGGCAGCGGTAGAGGTGGCAGAGGTACGCAGAGCCTTCACGCCGTAGATGGTGTCGGCGGTGAAGAGGGTGCCCAGGTATTCCTGCTTGTACTGCGTCTGCGAACGCACGCCGAGCTGCTCAACCAGCACCATCGCGTCGCGGTGGCCCATCAGGCAGATACGGTCGGTGCCGCTGCTACCAGCGCCGGTGTCGGCGTTGGACGAAGCGAACACAGCCATACCGTAGAGCTGACCGATTTCACCGTTGCGGATAGCGTCGCCGTTGCCGATGAACGCTTGCTCGGTGTAGCGGGCCAGACCCATCA